GTTTGTTTTTTATTATTAAATATAAATTCAGTAACATATCTGCTTGTTCGTAAAAGGATATAAATCCATATAGATAAATAAATTGTTTTTTTTGAGATTGGATTATCTAATAGCTTTCTATGTAGACTAATCCATCCTTTCTTTTCTGGTTTTTCCATAGTTCGTTGTTTCTAAATAACTAATAAGGTCTATAATTAGTCCATTGTAGGCGCTTATTATTTTTTGTAATTCTTCATCAGATCGAGCGGAAGAATAAGGGAACTGTCGGCTTAATTGAGAATAGGCGTAGGAAGTATCGTTTATTTTATTGAGAATTGCTTTTAGCTTTAGAAGTTTGCTATGTAGTTCAATGGTCATAGTTTAATTTCTTAATTTTTATCTTCTTTAACTCTATCGAAGCGATCTTACAAGTAAGCTCAACTGCGATAGGATTGAAAAAGATAATGTCCCTTTAAAAGCTAGATTGGTTTCCCAACGCAAGGCATGAAGCCTGCTTTCACTTTTAAAGAGACAAAACTACTCGCCGTCCCCATTAATTGAGTAATTAAAACGAACTAAAAGACTCAATCAATTAAATATAGGCTCTTATTTTGGAATTGTCAAATGTAAATTTATGTTTTAATATTAAGGCGTGAAAAAAAGACGAATGAGAGCCTACCATAAATGCTACATCTGCAGGAAACGTGAGAAGAAGTATAGAAAACTCTATGTCTATATAGTTAGTGAGTTTTTTAAGGTGATACGGGAAAGATATATCTCGCCAAATAAGTTTTGGCTTTGTCCAAACCACTTTTCGATAAACTTAAAGAACATTCACAACGAGAATAGATATACTAGGTTTAAGTGGATTGCTTGACAGATGGATATTTTAAGTGTAGTATTCAATTACTTCTATGAATAACAGCATAGACAAACTGATTGAAACTAGCTCAAGGGATCTTCATAATGTAATTCTCCATGCAAAATCTACAGGTAAGACGATCTATGTCTGCGGCAACGGCGGATCGGCGACAATGAGCGACCACTTCGCTCAAGACCTATTGGGTAAAGGCTATCGGGCAATATCCTTATGCAATAGCGGAAACATAACCGCTATTGCTAATGATTTTAACTACTCTGAAATTTTCTCCCATCAAATTAAAGTTCTAGCAAACAAGGGCGATCTTCTAATTGCCATGTCATGTTCTGGAGTATCCCCAAATATATTGACTGCTAAGTTACAGGCAAAAAATATCGGATTAGAAATTTTCTCGCTTCCAACCAACGATGAAACAAAACTGCCGACAACCCATACTCAAGACATTCACTTAAAAATATTTCACAATGTTTATCAGGTATTATGAGATTTTTAGCAATAGCCCCAACGAGGATTTCTTTCTTTGGAGGTTCAACAGATTTAGAACCATATTGTTCTCAATTTGGCGGGGCAGTAATCAATATGGCGATAAACCTGCGTCAACATACCACTTTATATAGCGGAGACGATATATGGGGAGCGCAAAACTCATTCCCCTTAAACGCAACCCCCGATTTTTACTACAAGTTGTTGGAAAAATATAAAATAAACGGCGGCCACCATTCAAAGATCATCTCAACATTCGATGGATTTATAATGTCGGGGCTTGGCTCATCGGGAGCGGCTGGGGTTGCATTGGTTGGAGCAATCAATAAACGCCTGGGTCTTGGCTTGACAAGAGATGAGATAGCTCTTACCGCTTGGCAGCATGAGATTGATTTGGGTATATATACAGGAAAACAGGATCAATTCGCATCAGTTTACGGGGGGTTGAACTACATGAGTTTCACCGACAAGGTTGAGGTGGTTAAAATAAACGTCCCAAACTATGACAAACTTTTGAGTTGGATGGTTCTCTTCTACATAGGAGGGGGAAAGAAAGACAATAAGCTACAAAAGAACTTTGAACGCCTTGACAGGAAAAGGCTACGGGCGCTAGATACCCTCAAATACATTACCGGACTTGCCCTGCCTCTTTTTCTTATTGGTAAATACCAAGAGATAGGCGAACTCTTGGACATAAGCTGGCAATACAAGAAAGAGTCAAATAGGGTAACGACAGCTAGAATAGATGGCATTTACGATTTAGCTAAGAGCGAGGGGGCGATAGGCGGCAAGATATGCGGATCCGGCGGCGTAGGATACATGGTCTTTATGTGTCCGCCCGAAAAGAAAGACAACCTGATAAGAAAGATGAGGGCTTTTCACATAGAACAGGTTGATTTTGGAGTAGATTTTGGCGGATTAGAGGCAAGAATATTATGAAAACCGCTATTATAGCAAGCGCCGGCTATGGCAGCCGTTTAGGAGATATTACTAAAAATATCCCAAAGCCAATGATAGAAATTGGAGGAAAAACGGTACTTCAAAGAATAATAGAAAATTTACATAGTCATAATATATCAAAGATAATCATAAACTGTCATTATTTACCGATGATAATTACAAGTAAAGTTGGAAGTAACGCTCTATATTTTTATGAAGAGCGGCTCTTGGGGCAAGATGGAACGATATCCGCTTTAAAAAGATGGATAGATGATGATTTTTTCTATTGTAACGGAGACACAATTTCAAACATAAACTATACAGATATGATAGCTAATCATAAGCCAGGGACGATATTAGCCGCAATGGAGTCTTGGCGGTGTGTTGGAACCTGGCTTTATAGTAGTGAATATTTTGATAATCCAAATATATCAGTTGTTCCATATAGACCACAGGGATTGATTTGGCATGACATAGGAACTCCAGAACGATTAGCGGAGGCTAAGAAATACTATGAATAAATATTTGATCTGTAAAACCTGTTTAGCAATTGGCAAATATCCGCAAGTATTGGGGATAATTGACGATTATGGGATACTGAATATCAAACGTGTCAACAAGCTTTCAACCATAATAGGAGGATCGGAAATGATGGTAACATGTGATCAGTGTAATTCGACTATAGTGTTAAAAATACTGACTAAGCAACCCCCCCAAAAAAATATAATAGGCACGATATCAGTTGAGGAGATGGAGATTAAATATCAATGGTCATGATATGAGATATATAAAATTGACAATTCAATTTTTAGTTTTAGTTGTCGGATTAACAATTTGGGCGATCTTTTCTATTTTATATATTGGATGGGAAAAATTGCATAGAAGAGAAGTTCCTATGGTTGATTTAATATGAACCATTTACAAAATTTAATTATAAAAATAATATTAGAAAATCAAAAGAAGAGCATAGGCGTAACCGAACTTTCAAAGAAATACAAAGTACAGACTTCAACGATTTATTCTTGGTTTCGAGAGCTAAATATAAAACCTAAGAAAAGAGGCTGGAGGATGATTAGGGATATATTAAAAAAGAAAGATAGAGGATATATGCTTTGGGTTGACAAAAACAATAAGCTGCCCGATTTAAATGTAGTAAAGCCAACAAGAGAGTATAACGAACCAAGCGTGAGAGTTAGACAAATCGTAGAGGAAACAAATAATGTTGACAAAGGATTTATTTCTATGTAGTATTAGATAATTTAATAGAAGGCAATACGTGTAATTTATAGGACACCAGCAATGGTGTTTTTTTTATGGATAACAAAAGAGGAGCCCCACTAAAATATCCCGATGAGAATGAGCTTGTAAGAAAAGCCAATGAGTACTTATCCACAACGGGGAGAAGTCAAACTTCACTTCCTACCATTGAGGGATTAGCGCTTTATCTTGACTTAGACGATGATAATGTAAATGAATATTCAAAAAGATATACACAATTTCACGCCACAATAAAAAGGCTTAAATCTAAACAGAAAAATCAATTAATAGACGACGGACTATATGGAGGTAAGGAAATAAATGCAGGAATGGCAATATTCCTCTTGAAGGCAAATCATGGGATGATCGAGACGGAAAAAAGGATATTGGTTGGAGGAGAAGATAATAAGCCTATCCAAATTAAAATTGTTGAGGAGAGAAAATTAAATGGAGAGCAAAGAGATAGAGTTGCCGATAAAAAACTTCCCGAAGCAGCAGAGCATATTTGATAGCCTTGCTAAATATGCAATTGCTGTTAAAGGAAGAAGGTTTGGATTAACTAAGGGCGCAGCTAACGACTTTATCAAATGCGCCATAGAAAAGAAATTTAGTAAAGGATTATGGGTAGATACAGTCAACTCGAACATAGACAAATATATAGAGCGTTACTTTATTCCGCACCTTAACAAACTGCCGCATAGAGCTTGGACATGGCGAAAACAGGCTAAAATGATAACTATAGCGGGGGCATATATTGACTTTAGGTCAGCCGATACACCGGAAACATTAGAGGGCTTTGGATATGATAAGGCCTTCTTAAATGAGGCTGGTATCATCCTAAAGAACGAATACCTCTGGGACAATGCCATAAGGCCGATGTTCTGGGACTATCCGAATGTCAAGGTTGTGATAGGGGGTACGCCAAAGGGCAAGGGTAAGTTTTATCAGCTTTATCAAAGAGGTTTGGACACACTCCAAAAGAACTATCAATCATTCCATTTCACCTCGTTTGACAGCCCATTTGAGCATATACACCAAGCAATAAGAGAGGATATGGCCTCAATGCCGGAAAGAGTAATTGAACAGGAGATATATGCAAGGTTCTTGGAGGATACGGGAGTCGTATTTAGAGATTTCCTATCCATTATGGATGCTGTACCAAATAAGCCTATTGTAGGACATCGTTATATAATAGGCGTTGATTTGGCTAAAGTTGAGGACTTCACAGTCTTGGCGGTTTATGATGCGACCAACAACCGACAAGTCTATCAGGCAAGGTTTAACAAGATCGATTGGGGTATGCAGAAGGCAAGAATAGCTCATACTGCAAGGCATTTTAACGATGGAGCATCGCCTAGAAGTAATCCGGCAAGTGTGGTGATTGATGCAACTGGGCTAGGTGATCCCATTGTTGACGATTTGGCTAGAATGGGCATACCAGTTGATCCTATAAAGTTCACAAATGACCAGAAAAGGCAATTAATCGAAAAGTTGGTAAATTGGATAGAGCTTAAACGAATACATTTATTACCTATCCAAGAGACTAAAGTAGAGTTATCTAATTTCACTTATGACATATCAGAGACAACAGACAGGGTGCGATATGAGGCGCCAGTTGGCTTTCACGATGATATCGTGATAGCTCATGCGTTGGCAGTTTGGAGACTGAATGTTAAAGAAAAAGTATTACAAGTTATTCCTAAAACTAGGATTAGACTAAGCTATGAAAGGCAACTTAAAGAAAGGGAGTACGATGAGGGCATCGAGATCCCAGCGGGTGAATGGAGCGAATGGGGAGCATAAATTACCACAAGACAAGCTAGACCATGCTTTGCTTGACGCATTTGATTTGATGCAGAGGTGTCTTTTAGATACGACATTTATAGTACTGGGTGATGCCGCTAAATGTATTAAAGAAAAAAGAGGGCTTGATTGTAATAAATTGGAGTTTGGTATTGAAAAAAGGTACGTTACAACTGAAGTTTTGTCAACTCTTAAAGATTGGGTAAAAGGCGGACAGTTTGTGGATAACGGGTTTAGTTATGTATTTGAAGGAGTGCCGGTAAGGTTTAAATACATTACTAGGAGATACCGCTTTTTTAAGGATTTAGACACAATGTTGCATATGCCAGAGTTTTACAAGATTGCCAATCCCTTTAACAGTTACTGGAAAGCTCGATATCTAATTCAATGAACCCACAACTGCAACAGGCTTTACAAATACTTAAACAGAAGAAAAATCAAACGATGAGTAGTTTAAGTCAAATGAATCAACAAATGCAAACTCCACAAGGACAACAGCAAGGTTTGGATTTGGCGATGAAAATGGTTATGGGCGGATTGGCTTCTCCTAAAATAAGTCTTGCTAACGAAGCCCTATATAGTCAAAGAGATAAAGTAGCTAATCTGCTCAATCCTAAAAACCTTGAATACATAAGAGAGGGTGTAGTAAAAGGAGGTAATACTATTCAAGACTGGTCAAGTTTGTCAAATATAGCCAAGCTTATAGAGAAGGGCAAAGACACGCCAGATAATCTGAGGACCGCAATGGAGTTGTTAAAAATGATAGGACTTTTAAAATGATAGAACTAATCTTAGGATTAACAATATTAGCTTTAATCGGTGTTATTCTCTATGAGAAACATGAGAATAAGAGGGAACGTTCAAAGCTGATTAATGCCCTTCTTGCTAAAACCCCCGAACAATTTAGAGATTTAGAGTTAGCAGATAAAGTTAAACCAATCGAAACTCCTAAAAAAGCAGAGCCAGAGTTTGTAGCTGAGAGTGAGATCACAGATAAACAGTTTCAGGAGATGATTAAAAAGGAAGTAGCTTAAAATATGGATTACTCAACAGACACATTAACAACTAGACAGATGGGACAAGCGGTTGACGAGATGATGTCAATGGTCAAAAACCAGAGGTTTCCTTTTGAGCGCAGGTGGTATGACAATAACTTCTTTGACGATGGATACCACTTCCGCTATATGTCAAGAACGGAGAATAAGATTGTTGACCTGTCTAGGGCTTCGACCATCTGGGCTCCCATGCGATCAATTCCTAAAGCCTCACGACAAATCAGGGGAGTCGCAAATCTTGCAGCAGCCCAAAAATTCGTACCTATTGTTTATCCTGAACGTATATCTCCTTCACAATATCCCCCAGTTCAAACGCAAGACCCAGAAACAGGACAACCCACAACGCAACAAAACCCAGAGTTTCTAGAAGCACAGAAAGAGTCCAAGAGAATAGCGCAAGGATCAGGCCATTGGATAGAGGAGGAGTTTAAAAAACTTGAGTTTTCAGAGAAGCTGGCTTTGATGATTATACTAACCGCAAAACATGGCATATCCTATCTTCAGATTTGGCCTGATAATATAGATGAAAGCTTGAAAATGATGGTTTTAGACGCATTTGACATTTACACGATTGGATCATTAAACGAACTTGAGGATGCGCCTTTTCTTATTAAAACCAAACCACGCAGAATAGCCGACATTAAAGCCGATGAAAGATATCCTTTGGAACAAGTAATGCAAATCCACCCAGACAATAGGCACGCCTCCTCCGATATTAAAGAGGCTTATGAACGGGCAAGGCATGGAGACAGGGCAGGAATGGATCAGGCGGCAACGGTTCTTGAGAAGGAAGCGTTTATTAAAGAATATCTAAACGACAACAACACTCCACGAATTAGATTGCAGAAAGACGGGGGAGAAATACTTAAAAGAAAGAAAAAGGGTGATCCAATCATAAGGCAAACGTTTGTAGCGGGCAATATCACTTTAAGCGATAAATACTTAAATCTACCCGGATATCCTATTGTCGATCTTCGCTTTGAGCCGGGCCCACTCTATCAAGTTCCTTTAATTGAACGCTTCATACCACAAAACAAGTCGTTGGATTTAGTGGTTTCCAGAGTTGAAAGATATTTACACACAATGGTTACTGGTTCTTGGAGTGTTAAGTCGGGCGAGCCAACAGAGCCAGACAATAGTGCAGGCGGCCAGATATTCAAATACAATACCGTTGCTCCTATCCAAAATCCCATAGCTTCAATCCCGCCTTTTGTATTCAGTTTTATGAATTTACTTGAAAGTTTGATCGAGGAGCAGGGAGTAACCACAACAGCCTTAGGCAAGCTTCCAGCTGGAGTCAAGGCAAATGCGGCTATCGAAACCTTAAAAGAGTCGGAATTTGCAAACTTAACAATATTGCTTGAACGTGTAAAAGGAGTTGTTAAACGAGCGGCCGAGAAGATGCTGGATTATGCCGATGATTACTTCGTAACCCCTAAAACCGTCTATTATATGGAGAAGGGCGAACCGCAATACTTTGACATTATAGGAGCCTCCGCTATGGAAAAGCGACAGGATTTAAAAATTGATACAGAACCCTTAAATGCAATACCTATTAAACGTGATTATAGGGTAGATATCGAGATTGAACGGGGATTGGCTTATACGCATGAGGGTAAAAAACAGGCAGCTAAAGAGTTGGGCGATTATATGGTTCAATTATCACAGATTGGCTTAGTTGATCCAGAAGTAGTCAAGGTTTATTTGAGAAAACTGCTAGAGGTTTATGGATTTGGAGCATCAAATGAGATTATGGAGGCAATGGAACAGTATAGCGCAGCAGGTCAAATGACTGAGGAACAGGTACAGACAATGAAAGTCGCCATAATCGAGGTTATGAAAGATATGCAGGCCGCTGGAATACTGCCGACTATGGAGCAACGTATTGAAGAAGGCAAAGTGGCAACCGCAGAAGCGATCCGTGATACCGGACTAGCCAGCAAACAGCCTCAAGAGATGATTGATCCACAGGAACAGGCCAAAAAAGACCAAGAAATGAGTCATTCTGACGAAAAACACCAAATATCTATGCAGGGAGCCAAGCAAAAACAAACTATAGAGGCGATGAAAGCGGTGCAAGACATAAAATTGAAGGATAAAATGGCTAAATCACAGGCCAAAATGATGAAAGGAGGTAATCAAAGTGCCACTTCACAAAGGAAGCAGTCAAAAAACAGTAAGTAGCAACATTTCAGAACTTATGCACAGTGGTTATAAACATGATCAGGCAATTGCGATTGCAATGAGTAAAGCTGGTAAGTCAAGGAAGAAAAAGAAATCCAGTGGGCGAAGTTACGATCGTGAACATATTAAATTAGCTCGCAAGATGATGAAATAACTATGAAAAAACTCGTTTTCCTAGAATATGCTTTTATCTTTGGGGATGATACATTCGATAACCTCTATGACTTTGAAAAATTGTTGTCTCAAGTATTTAAAGTCAAAGGTTATGAGGCACGGATAATTGATGCTATACGAGGATCAGTCAGCAGACGAGTAATCTATGTTCAAAAGAATACTGATCTTTTAACCACCCCAACTCAAGCTGATAAAAATAGAATTACAGGAGGTAAAAAAATATGAGCGCAGGAACACCCCCATTTGTTCCCCATATTAGCGGTGGGATACCTGCTGTGATGGGTGTGGTAGGTACTTTAGGAACCGCAGATACTGGCGGGACGTCAGAGACTTTGCCTGTTGGTGTAAATCCGGCAACTGGGGCGATGTATGTTGAAGATTTATCGGGGGCATTAGGTACTACTAATGTTTTAGTTGTTGGTGGTACTTTAAATGCTGGCACAGTTGTTCAATCGTCAGGTACGACTACTTTAGTCTCTACTGTAACTACACTTTCTAATTTAACCAATGGAAGTGTTAATGTGCTTACAGGTACAATCCAAAATTCAGGAACTGTTACTGGAGTAGGAGTAGTATCAGTCTTAACTGTTGGAACTGTAGGTGGTAAGGCAGCCTCTGGTGCTGCGGCTGTATCCAATCCAGTATTAATCGGGGGAACGGATAGCGGTGGAACGGTTTATTCACCTTTATTAGATACGGCAGGGAATTACCAGATAGACGTTATAACCGTGCCACAAGTTTCAATTGGTACAATACCTCAAGTTTCTGTTGGGACGCTGCCTACTCTTAATGTAACAACTGGAACAATAACAACTGGGTCACTATCAAATATCGGTCAAGTACATAATGCAGGAACTTTAGCTGCTGGAGGTAATAATATAGGTGATGTTGATGTGGCAACAGGCACAGTAACTTTGCTTTCAACGGTGACTACTCTTTCTAATTTGACAAATGGATCTGTCAATGTTTTAACTGGAACTATTCAAAATAGCGGTACTACAACGGGCGTAGGTGTTGTTTCAGCTCTAACGGTAGGCACGATTGGGGGTAAGGCGGCATCAGGAGCAGCCGCAGTAGCTAATCCAGTTTTAATTGGTGGTACCGATAGTGGCGGCACTGTTTATGTTCCGCTAGTTACAACAGGCGGAATATTGGCAGCTAATATGCCAACAGGAACAGTAACCACAGGTACGATACTATCATCAGGTACGACTACAGGAGTAGGAGTAGTAAGCAATCTAACAACTGGATCGATTAATGTATTAACTGGAACTATTCAATCTGCGGGTACGACTACAGGAGTAGGCGTTGTCTCAAATCTAACCAATGGATCAATAAATGTTCTAACTGGGACAATTCAGAGTGCGGGAACTACAACAGGAGTAGGAGTGGTGTCGAATCTAACTAATGGTTCGATAAATGTATTAACGGGAACTGTGACTTCAGTAACGAATTTAGCCGGAGGAACGGTTCAAATAAATAAAACTCCAGTCCAGATAGGTACTCCTTTTGTAGTAAGAGGCACAACGGGAGCGGCGGTCTGGGGAACGATAATTGCAGCCTCCGGCGCTGGAACAAAACAATATGTCAGCAGATCTTCAATCATAGTTGAGGCTGGAACTGTAGATTGTGCAATAACTTATGTAGGAGTTGGAGGATCAGAGGGAGCGGGAGTATTAGAGAGGGGTAAGTTTGTACCAAGTGCGGGTATTACAAATAACCATGACCCAGTTATCTCGTCAGGGACAAATGGAACTATTGGGTATTGGATGGGTGGAGCGGGAACGGCTATATTTACTATAAATTATTGGCAAACAATATAATGAAAGGAGGAAAATACTTTGGCAAGTGGTGACACGCTTGGTGTTCTTTCAGCAACAGACAACAAACCCCCAGCGGCAACATTCGCAACGCTTGATAGTAGGGCTGGTGGATCGACTCCAGCAGAAAACCTGTGTGTATTAGATTTTGATACTACGACTCAAGAGTACGCTGACTTTTTGTTTGAACTTCCCAATAATTATGCAGGTGGAGGACTTACTGTAACTATAGTATGGATGGCAACAACCGCCACTTCAGGTGAAGTTGTTTGGGCTGCCGCATTTAGAAGATTAGTTGACGATGCGGAGGATATTGACGCTTCACATACTTATGACTATAACAGTATAGGCGCAGGGGCGACAGCGCCATCCCTGTCAGGTGAACAAGGCTATGATAATATTACATTTACTGACGGGGCGGATATGGATTCCCTTGCTACGGGTGAATTTGCAATCTTGAGAATTTCAAGAGACACGGCTGACGCTGATGATGATATGGCGGGAGATGCGGAGCTGATTGGGATAATCGTGAAGGAGACCTAATATGCGACACTTTTTCAAACCACCATTAGGCTATCTAACTTTTCTTCTTCTATTGCCCTTCCTTTGGACTTATATGAAGTTTATTTATAAAGAAAGGAGGGAGTCATGGCTCTAGATTTTGACGGAACTGATGATAGAATAAATTTTGGTGATTCTACTACGCTTGAGGGACAGTTAGGAATGACTGTCGCAGCATGGATAAATTCGGACACAGTTACGGTAAGTGAAGGTCATATAGTAACTCGTGGGCGTGGAGGAGCAAGCGGATGGAATTTTAATCATGGGAGCGGTATCGCAGATGATGAACTTCAATTTACTAAACATGGTGTTGTAAATATAAACTCAACAGCTATAAATTTGAGTGCAACTACATGGACATTAGTGGCCGCTGTAGTTTCTTCAACTCAAGTCAGGTTTCATAAATATCCTGTCGGGGGGCCACTTACCTCAGAAAACGTAGCTAATAATCAAGCATTTGATAATACTCCTACTCCTACAGAATCTAATATAGGTTGTGTGCTTGATAGCAGTGGTAATCCTGTTGAGTTTTTTGAAGGATTAATTGCTGAGGTTGCAAAATGGAATAGAGAACTTTCTGATGCAGAGATTACGGCACTTGGTAAAGGTTTCTCACCTCTTTTTATGTCTAATAGCTTAGAGTTTTATGCCCCTCTTATTGGTAGATTCTCGCCTGAAATTAACAGACTTGCATCTGTAACAGGAACTATAACAGGTGCTGTTGCGGCACCCCACCCCCGCATCATCTATCCTTCATCTGCACAGATAAGAAGATATACAACGGCAGCAGCTCCAGAAGCGGCAGCATTTCTCTCAAGATTATCTTTATTAGGTGTTGGATAAGCTATTGACAAAGATAAAAATATAAATTACACTATTACAAGTTAGATTTACGTGCTATTTATAAGGCGCAGAAATGCGCCCTTTTTTATAGGAGGCACACGCCTCCGAAACGTTCTTGTGAACACTTTTATAACTTCACAACAAGGAAAGGAGGTGGAAACACTTACACATACAGTAATTAAATATGGCAGACGACTTTTTTGAAGATAAAAACAAAACAGATGAAACTCCAAAAGTTAAGGTAGGCGATAAGGAATATACGCAAGAGGAACTAAATAAATATGTCAATTTAGGGCAAACTGCAGAAGAATATGAGACAAAATGGGATCGCAAAATTAGCGACTTTTATCCGGACTACACTCGAAAATCTCAAAAGCTATCTGACTATGAAAAGAAAGAGGCGGAGCGGGCAAGAATCGCAGACGATCAGCTTAAACGTGAACAGGCGGAAAAAGACAAGGAATTGGTCGAAAGACAAGAGGCGGGAAAACTGACTCCAGACGAACAGAGGGCTTTTGCCATTAAACAGGCAAAAGAACTAGGTCTTGTTACTCGTGAAGAGTTTGAGACAGAGGTGGATAAGAGAGTCGCAAGGTATAGAACAGGCGAGAAGCTAATTGATGATACGAAAGTGGCAATAGATACCGCCCAAGAAAAATATGGAGTTAAAACATCAGTTGACGAGGTCTTGAAATATATGGATGAGAACGGATTTAGAAAACCAGAAAAAGCATTAAAGGATATGTTTGAGCCGCAGATAGACAAATGGAAGGAAGAACAGATTAAAAAATTAAGACCGGAGGGATTCTTCTCACAGGACACGTCAACCGCTGGTGGCAAGGTTCCTCCTAAAAGAGAGCCCATTTCAAGAGATAAACTCGGTTTAGCGATTAGAAATTCTCTAACTCGCTCAAGGAGTTTATAAACCATGCCTATAAAGAACTCAAATTTATTGGGAGAGGGGGTGATATAACATGCCACAATTACAGATTTCGGACATCACGGCGACCTTAAAAGAGGTCTTACTTCCGTATGTTCAGGACAATTTTCCCAAGAAAACCATTCTTCTTGACCAATTTAAAAGAGATTCTGATACTTTGGTTATGAATGATGAGTTTTTGGCTCCAGTTTACACAACCCGACATGGTGGAGTGGCCAACCTTGCAGATGACGGTAATAACGTTATCTCCTCAGGAGGCCGTGACACATCGAGGGCAACCGTTTCGGTTGAGATTGTAACTGGCGCTTTGAATATCTCAAAGCTCGCAATAGATGCTTCCAAGAGTAATGCCCTAGCTGTCCAAAACTCTCTACAGGCACAGACAGAGACTTTAACAAAAGACTTTGCTCGTCATGTAAATAGACAACTGTACGGAGGAGGGGACGGGGTTGTTTCTAAGGTAAGAACAACTGGCGGCTCTGTAGGAACAGGCACTATCGCTGTTGAAGCGATTGCTACTTCCGAGGCAGGATATGGAACAATCGATGATGGTCGGGCTGTGGACTACTATGGTACGATAAATGGCGACATTTCTCCAACCAAGTACTTTGCAGTAGATCAGGTTATCGGTGTTGGAACAGCAGCCGCAGCTCTAGGAACGATTACTGGAGTTACGGGTACGGCTATCGTATCAGGCGCTCCAACAGCTATAGTAACGGCTGCAGACGATGCGGTGTACATTTTGGATGGATCAGGCGAAGGTGCGGGTACCTCTGAAATATTGGGTATTCGTGCGGCCTTATCCTCCTCAACTGGCACATCAACGTATGCTGGGTTAGCTAGAAACACAGTTGGATGGACGCCTTCCTTTGGATCGGCCTCGGCAGCTTTAACGCTTGCGAGAATGGAAGCGATGGATGGAGATGTTCAGGAGTATGCAGACGGACAGGACAAGTACATAATCTTGGTAAATAAGACTCTCAATCGAAAATATGGGGATCTTTTAACCGCAATGAGACGAACAGTCAATAGTGCGGATTTACTGGGAGGATGGAAAGGCTTGGAGTTTGTAGCGGGTGGAAATGTCGTTGGAGTATTTAGAGACTATGATGTTCCAGATGGAGAGGTTTTACTTATAAACCTTGACACATGGAAGATCTTACAGGTTTCAGATACAAGCTGGATGGAAGACCCATCAGGCGGTGGACTTCTGCGTTTGCAGAACACCATACAGTATCAGGCAGTAATGCACTGGTTTGTAAACGCTTTGTGTGTCGCTCCGGCAGCTAACGCAAAGGAGACCCGAAAAGGTGCTTGATGACTTTTTAGCTTTTGGTGGCTTGAGCTTGTCAAACCACCATCTATAAGCGGTCAAATCATTGACTGTTTATAGATGAAAACTAAACCAGATTATGTGTCGCCAGAGGATTATAAGTATTTAGAGCAAAACCCCTATGGTGATGCAGACTTTGATCCTAAACATAACGAAAGGGTCATAAAAGAAGTGAATGACTGGAATGACAGGATGGATAGGAAAAGAGACAGGGATTATACGGAAAAGACAAAAGAAAGAACCAATGCGGTAGTTAAATACTTAAAGCAGATATCAGACGGTAAAGGGGTAACGTCAGTAGAGAAGTATTTTGGTAAACGCTATTTGGCTCATTTGAGAGGTCAGGAAATAGTTAGCAAATTAAAAGCAAATCCTGAACTAGTTGAGAGATTAAAAAATAGAATGTCGAAAAAAGGTTCATTACAACCTTTATAAGAAAAGGGGGTGAAATATAAATATGCGAGATCCATTTAGAAACTTTAATCAGTACAAAATAGATCCATTGTCCGAGATCCGAAACGCTGGCATCGTTACAAACGGGAGCGTCTTTTGGGTTTCTTCAGTAAACGACTCTGATCATAGAGTAAGAACGGATGACTTAGGAAATGGTGAGGTCAAACTTACCCTACAGGAAGCGGTTAATGCGATGCGAAATGATCGCAACGACTATGCACTTGTAATCCCAACTGATAGTGGGACAGTACGACCTCTGGGAACGGCATTTGATGTTAATAAAAATAGAGCACATGTTTTGGGAGTTGGCGCAAAAACAGGCTTTCAGACATCAAACGGCTTAACCTTTAGAGGATATGTTTCAGCGTCAGTAAATGACAGTGAACTTGTGAGAGTAACTGGGGCAGGTGTTGAAATGGGGGGACTTAAATTCGTGGGTACTTCAGGAACCGCAGCAACAGGTACGATCACGGCAACATTCAGAGTTAGCGCTGAAGCGGCTGGGACTCCTCATGACCTTTGGCTACATGATATGACAATCGAGAATACTCAAGCTGCCGCAGCAGGCGGAACAGCTCCAGTATTTGAAGTTACAGGAGATGTACCAACGGGGATTGGCGGATTTACAGCAGAGCGTTGTTGGATTGGCAATAGGTCGTGGGCTCCTACTCCTCTTGTTAATTATGTTGGAGGAACGGCAGGGCCGTCACGTGGTAAATTTGAAGATTGTATGTTTGTGATTGATGCACAGGCAACAACCGACAGATTTGTTACGGTAGGAACGGGAGAAACGGAATACACAGTATTTAAAAACTGTGAATTCATCAATGTCGAGGCAGGCACACTTCCAGCCTCTGTTTTTACGGGTGCACTCTTAGTAGATAATCCATTATTGCTAAGAAATAACTCGTATGTAAACGCAACAGCGGCAGGAACAGATACCGAGGCTTATAAGTCCCCAGCCTATTCAGGAACAGCAGCAGCAATAACAGACGTAGGAATTAGTATCGGCACAGCCGCTATTATACCTGCATAATATTACTGTTGACTTTTTTGTTCGGGATAGTGTAAGATTAATGGCGGTGTGTAGTTTTCGCTAGTAGAGCTACCACCGCCATACTAGCATGAATGACGTTCCAACATTGAGATCACTTTTTTATTACGGCACAATAGAACAGAATTGGCTTGGACATCAGATGTCAGAAATTTTCAGGGATTTAGTCTACAAACCTTATCTTCCATTTAATAAAGAAAATACTTTAGCTCTTGACATAGGAGCAAATATTGGACTAGTTAGTATCTACTTATCGCCTTTCTTTGAGAGAATAATTGCACTTGAGCCTTCAGCTCTCCACTTTGACGCCTTTAATAGAAATATGGCTAGTAATAACATCACGAATGTCAAGCCTATTCAAAAAGCTCTTTATATAAAAGAGGGTAAATATGCTTTTGGCGGGCCTTTAGTCAATCGTACTATGAGAAGTTTACACATGGCGACTTGGGAAAACAGAAAGCCTGATGAGATGGTTGAGACGATAACTTTTGACAAGTTGTTTGAGGATGAAAAGATAGAGCATGTTGATCTTCTAAAATTAGACATTGAAGGGACAGAAGTTGAGGTCTTGTCTAGTGAGGGATTTCAGAAAGTAGCCTCAAAAATTGAGGTAATAGTAGGCGAGAGTCATCACTTTACAGGTCGTCATCCAAACCAATTAAATGATGCTTTGAAAAATAATGGCTTTGAAACAACTAAAACACCAATATCTAAAGATTCAGACTTATTTGTGGCAAGAAAAAAATGAACCAAATATATTTTCACCATCCCAAGATAGAGAATGACAAAAAGATATCCTACCTCGTGCCTGCCGATGCTACACATGAAAAAGTAATTACCGACCAAATTTCCGAGATATTCATATCACAACAGTACGAAAAGGGAAAAGTTAAAAAGGACATGGTGGTTATGGATGTTGGGGCAAATATAGGCCTTGCTTCTTTGTATTTCAAGGACTGGGCTAAAACAATTTATGCCCTTGAGCCAAATCCTCGAAACTATGAGTGTTTAGTTGAGAATACAAAAGCATATCCTCATATAAAGACTTTTAATGTAGGGCTGGCGGCAAAAACAGCCACAGAAGAATTGCGCTCAGGAGAACCTTATCCTATTGCTGAATCATTGTTTGGTGAGGGGCCGGTGAAGACAAGCGTTAATCTAGTATCAATTGAGCAATTTATGAATGAACAAAAAATAGAACATGTTGACTTATTGAAAATGGATACAGAGGGTGCGGAATATATTATATTTCCAAGCGAAGGATTTTCCAAAATGGCCCCTAAAATAGACTACATTATAGGTGAGGCTCATTACTGCGCCAAACTTGTACCGGACTATATCCCCGCAATTCTTAAAGATTGTGGATTTGAGACTGAATTTCTGCCTTATGATAATATGTTTTTGGTCTTAACTTTTGAAGAGGGTACTAAAAAAACCTACAGAGTCGATAAACAAACTATATTTTTTGCAAGAAGAAAGGGAACAAAATGAAGAAAAAGTTAATTCCGTTGGCAGGATATGTACTTATAGAAGCTATTGACGAAGGAGAACAGAGAACATCTAGTAATCTGGTTCTACCAGAGAAGGCTAAAGAGAAACCGATGAGAGGAAAAGTCATTGAAGTTGGCAAGCAAATTACTCATTTCGAAACAACTCGTTCTTACCCTAATGGAGAAACCTATTACGCTTCTGAAAAGTGTCAAGTTGAAAAAGGAGATATATGTATATTCCACCGTTGGAGTGGGCAAGACGTGAAAGAAGAAGATAAAGAATATAAATTGGTTAAGTTTAGCGATATTATGGGAAAATATGAGTAAATTTCCTAAATTAGTCATAAATGGTGAAAAAGCTAGAAAAGCATTACTTAAAGGTATAAATATTGCAGCAGACGCAACAGCGTCAACCTTGGGGCCAAGAAGCAGAAATGTTGCCGTAGATAGACACCCAGGCCAAGATTTACCGCCCACTATTTTGCATGACGGAGTTAGTGTGTTGAGATCAATTAATCTACCTGATGAACTAGAAGATATGGGGGTACGTCTTCTTAAAGGTGCCGCTATGAAAACTAACGAAGTGGCGGGGGATGGAACTACAACCTCAACCATTCTAGCTCAAGCGTTAATCAATGAAGCCTTCATAAATATCGCAGCAGGTGCTAATCCCATGCTTCTCAAACAGCAAATCGAAGAGGCAACAAAAGTAGTAATAGAAGAACTTAAAAAGATGGCAACTCCTATTAAAACCGATAAGGAAATGGAACAGGTCGCTAGTATATCAGCAGCTGATCCAGTCATTGGTAAATTGGTATCTCAAGCTCTACAAAAAGTAGGAAAAGACGGAGTTATCATGGTTGAGGATGGGACAAGTTACGAGACGACAGTTGAGTACAAAGAAGGAATGGAAATTGACAGAGGTTATGCAACGTCAAGTCCTTACTTTCAAACCAACGGGGAAACGACAGAGGCAATAATCGAAAATCCATATATTTTATTAACTGATAGAAAATTGAACTACGCAAGAGAATTAGTGCCTTTTATGGATAAGTTTCTAAAAGCTACTAAATCTAAAAATCTTGTCATATTTGCAGGTGAGATAGTAGAGGAGGCTTTACAGTTTCTAGTCGTAAATAAGTTGCGGGGTATTTTGAACGTACTTGCGGTTCAGTCTCCAGCTTTCGGAGATAGACGAATAGAGGAGCTTGAAGATATTGCAATCCTAACTGGGGGAAAAGCTGTTTTAGAGGATACAGGAAGGTCGCTAGACACAGTTGAAATAGTAGAGTTGGGAAGGGCTGATAAGGTTGTTGGTGATCGAGACAAAACTAT